GACCAAGCGTTACCTCAATGAAGTTATGACTTGGGGTAAGAATGAAGCAAAATGGAAAGCTGCAGATGCTTATGCAAAGGATCGTGGTTGGGAATTTATTATCCTGACCGAGAAGCATCTGGGGATTACCGCCAGCTGGTATAAGAATAAATAGGTTCTATGAACGAAAATAAAATCATCTCCGCAAAATCTTTAGAAGACGTCTTCGCCGCAAGAGCCTATGACATCACAGCTGCCAAGAAGTCGCAGTCGTGGTTCTCTGCTCAGGTTAGAGGACTATCAGCAGTTACACCAAACAAGTTGCTGAACTCAGCTAACTTCGTCAGTACGCTGATGCCTGGAGATATGTACCTGTTTTACTATGACCCAAAGCATAAGGACACACTCCCATACTTTGACCGTTTTCCTCTAGTCATCCCATTCCGTAAGGTCAAGGGTGGCTTCTATGGATTGAACTTCCACTATCTTCCACCATTGCTTCGCGTAAAGCTGCTGGACAGATTGATGGTATTCTCCAACACCAAAGGCATTAGCGAAAGCACTCGACTGAAATTCAAGTATCAGTTGATTGCTGGTAGTGCCAAGTTTGGATGGGCACAGCCCTGCGTTAAGATGTACTTGAATGATCATGTAAAAAGTCGCTTCGCTAAAATTGAACCAGAACATTGGGTAACTGCAATGATGTTACCAGTTGAACGCTTCGCGAAAGCAAACAAAGAACAAGTCTGGCGAGATTCAAGAAAGGCATTTTAATGGCATCGATCAACGAATTCATTGCGTTAGTAAAGGGCGAAGGCTTAGCAAGAAGCAATCGTTACTTAGTAATCATCACACCACCTGCGTCTCTAATCTCAGATGCGCCTGATGACAAACTGACATTCTATTGCGACTCGGTATCTATGCCAGGTATGAACCTGCTATCGAATCCAACAAACACCTTTGGTGAACAGCGAGAGGTTGTTTATAACCGTTCGTTCGAGCCAGTCAATCTCGAGTTCATTCTTGATCAAGAGATGGAAATTAAGATGTTCTTTGATGAGTGGCAAGCTAGAATTGTCAATCCAGTCTCTCGTATGATTGGATACTACCAAGACTACATTGGTAGAATTGAAATCCAACAACTGGATTTCTCAGAAAACGAATCGCCGAAGTACGCTATGAAGTTGTACGAGGCATTCCCAAAATCAGTAGCTGCCATTAACTTCAGCTCTGGTTCTAAAGATGTTACAAAATTGTCTGTGTCCATTGAGTACAAGTACTGGAGACAGTTGACCATTGATAAGCAAGAGGCGCCACGCGCATCACCAGTTCCAACAAATAGTATTGGTTCTGGTGTGTCGAGTGCCAACCTAAATCCTCGCTTGAGTGGTCAGAACGTTCTTGATGTGCCTAACCAAGCAAGTGATGAAGCTCCACAATAAAAATAACAAAGGAACTACCATGGCTGATGAACAACAAGTAGAAAAGAAAGATGAAGATTGGATGCAGAAGAAATGGCGTCCAGCTATGGGCTGGATGTACATGCTTATCTGTACGCTAGATATGGGTGTGTTCCCAATTCTTTGGAGTATTCTGCAAACAGTAACGCACCAAACCCTAACCCAATGGCAACCGCTAACATTGCAAGGCGCTGGTTTATTCCACGTAGCGATGGGCGCTGTTCTTGGTATCGCTGCGTTCGGTCGCACTCAAGAGAAACTTGCTGGTACAGCTGCTAACGCAACTCCTCCAGTAATTGCTCCTGTTGCGCCTACACCTATCCCAGCTGTGCCAATGCCAGTAACACCTGTTGTTTCAAGTGTTACACCTGCATTAAGCAAAGGAAGAGCTAAAATTGAAGACTGATACAAACCTTAGTGAAATTTTCGATATCGAGGTTAATGATGCCCCGAAAGGGGTAACACGTGAACTCGTTATTAAAGACGAAGTTGCTCAGGAGTCAGTTGATTCTGACTTCGAGCAAGCGAGAAAGAATCTACAGCTTCTGCTTATGCAAGGCGAAGATGCATTGATGGGCGCGCTTGAGGTTGCTAAGCAATCTGAACACCCAAGAGCATTTGAAGTTGTAGGTACTCTCATCAAACAAATGGCTGACGTGAACCAGCAAATGATGGATCTGCACAAACAGAAACAACAACTTGATAATCCTAAAGGCTCTGCCGAAGGTAACAAGAAAGTCACGAATAACAATGCTATCTTTGTGGGTAGCACTGCTGATTTGAATAAAATGATTTCTAAAATGAATAAGGAATAATTATGTCTTTGCCACAATACAAACACCCCATCTATACACTTAAACTGCCATCAACTGGCAAGGAAGTTAAGTATCGCCCATTCCTCGTTAAGGATGAAAAGAACCTTCTCCTTGCTCAGCAGAGCGAAGACGAGGTAACAATGCTAGACACATTGAAGGCAGTTATCTCTAACTGTATCCTTGGCGACACAAAGGTTGACGAACTGCCAATCTTTGACATCGAATACATCTTTACCCAGCTACGCGCAAAGTCTGTCGGCGAGAACGTCGACTTGCTATTTACCTGCCGCGACAAAGCCTGTGGTGAGAAAACAAAGATCGGCTTCAAGATTGAGCCGAAGCTGGTCAAAGAAGATGACCACTCAAACAAGATTGATTTGTTTGAGGACGTTGGTGTTGTCATGAAGTACGCTACCGTTGACATGCTGAAAGAGATCCAGAAACTGGACCTGAATGATGCCGATGCTATCCTGCGCATGATTGCTCACCATGTAGATTACATCTATGACGCTGAGTCAGTTTACCCAGCCAAAGAACAAAAGGAAGAAGACCTTATCAAATTCCTTGAAGACCTACCGACTGCTCCTACTAAGAAGCTGAAGAAATTCTTTGAGTCAACCCCTAAACTACAGCAAGTAGTTGAGTATGACTGTCCAAAGTGTGGCGCTCATAACACCTACACTGTAGAAGGTATCGAAAGTTTTTTCTAATTTGCCTTAGTCATGACAGCTTGTTCAACCATTATCAAATAAATTTTGGTTTGTTACAGCACCATAAGTACTCGCTTGAGGATCTAGAGAATATGGTGCCCTTCGAAAGAGAAATCTACGTCACTATGCTTTTGAATCACTTAGAAGAAGAAAAAGAACGATTAAGAGAGAAGAATAAGAAATGAGACTAGTACTAGATAAAATCGAAGAGATGAATCCAGGTAACCTGAAACTTAAACAGTTCGCAGGCGACTTGGCCAACACATTGAAAACATCTTACGAGAACAAGATTAGACCAGCCGTTACTGGTGGAAAGATGGGCGCTGGTGCAGGTGGCGCTTCTT